AACTTCCGCAGGTGGTAAGTTCTATCAGATGTCCGAGAATGCTTCAAAAACCATTAATGGACAACTGTCTATGATGCAAGACGCTATGGATGCAGCCTTTAATGAATTGGGGCAGAAATCGGAAGGTGTTATCATGGACGGTATTCAGATGACTACTTCGTTAATTCAGAATTATGAAACGGTAGGTAAAGTATTGACTGGATTAGTGGTTACTTATGGTACATATCGAACTGCTGTGATGCTTGTTACTGCTGCCGAAAGCAAACATACACTTGTGGAAATTGGACTTACTAACGCCCGCATATTAGCACGAAAAGCACAACTAGCTTTGAATGCAGCCATGTTAACCAATCCTTATGTGGCATTAGCTACAGTAGTTGTTGGGTTGGGTGTAGCAATGTGGACGGTGTCTGATAGCACAACCGCTGCCGCACGTGCCCAAAAGGAATACAATGATATAAAAGCAACTGCTTCAAAGAGGGAACAGGAACACAAACAGAAAATAGAAGAACTCCTAGCAGCGGCACGAGATGAGAGCTTGGGCACTCTTACCCGACAGAAATCTTTAGAAGAACTTCGTAAGGAATACCCAAAGATTTTTGAAAAATACGATATTGAGAAACTGAAATTAGAAGATATTTTAAAGCTAAAGCAACAAATAAACGAGGAAGATTCAAAGCGTTCCATTCAAGGCAAAAAGGATGATTATGGAACTCTAAGACAAACAGTTGCCAACCAGCAGAGATATTTGCAGTTGTTTGACAATCCCGATTTACGGAAGAATATGTCTGATTCTGACAGGAAGATATGGAAAATGTTTTCTAGTAAACAGTCCTATGTGCAGGTACGTGAACAAATGGAGAAAAATGCCGAGCTTTTAAAAAAGTATCAGAAAGATGTATTAGAAGATAATATAACTTCTTACAAAGCTAATTTAAAAAACTATTCCAAAGAAAAACTTGAAGCCGAATTGAAACTCGCTCAATCATCAGCTTCCAAACGCAACGGTTTTGCCGTAAATGGAATGATGGTAAAAGGTGGAGACTTGGAGGGTATTGTTTCTTTAATAAATAGCGCATTGGCAGAAAAGAAACATTCTACCACTTACAAAGAAGATTACGAAAAAGCCAAGAAGGACTGGGAGGATGCCAAAAAGAAACTATCTGAAATAGAAAAGGACAAATCTAAATTTACTTCAAAGCAATACGAAGAAGCTAAAAAGCAAAAAGAAACTACCGAAAAAGCATACAAAGATTTAGGAGGTATCACTGGCAATGCTTTATCTAAACAAGAAAAAGCTATTGAAAAGCAAAAAAAAGACCAACAAAAATCAGCCGAAGAGCTTCTGTCTCTCCGTCGCCAAAATCAACAGGCGGAAATAGATCTTATGAAGGAAGGCACAGAGAAAAAGCTAAAACAGATTGACCTTGACTATCAAAAAGAACTTGACGCCATCAAGAAACAAGAAAAAGATTTGAGTGAAAGACAGGGTGGAAAGTTGACTTCGGAGCAGTCTATTGAAATTTCCGCTCGTTATACCAATGCTGAAAATAAAAGAGAGAAAGATATAGCCGATGTAAGTAAGGAATTAAATTCCATACTAGATAAATATCGTGATTATTCAGCTCAACGCATAGCTATAGAGAAGCAGTATCAAGACGATGAAAAGAAACTTAGGGACGGATTAGCAAAAGCTAAAAGCGATTCTGAAAAGAAACAATATGAAGATGCCCTAAAAGAACTAGAAAAACAGCGTAAGAAAACTATAGATTCTATTTCAAAAAGCGAAATCGAAGATTCTGGCGTTTGGAAAATGTTAATGGGAGATGTTGATGCATTACCTACAGATATGCTTGAACAATTATTATCTGATGCTGAACAACTTGTCAAGACTACAAACTTGTCGGCTACAGATATGAAAGCTATGATGGATACCATAAATAATGCTCGCCAAAACCTTATAGCTCGCAACCCTTTCAAGACATTGAAAGAAGAATATGAAAAGTATCAGAAAGCAATAAAGAAAGGGGATAAACAGGGAGCCTTTACTTCATGGAGTAATGTGGAACAAGCTAGCGAATCTATAAAGAGTAATATTTCAACATTAGGGTCCTCTCTATCTTCTCTTGGAACTACTTTTTCCGATGAACTGGGAGAAGGCATCCAAAAAGCGGTAGATATTATAAATGACGGCATCACAGCATTTGAAGTATTCGGCAAAACTGGTGAAAAGTCTGCCGGTGACACAGTGAAAGGCATTAGCGGAATTGTTGGGATCATAACTACATTAGTGGGTACTGTAATGAATGCCTTTGATTCTACAAAAGCAGAACAAGAAAGAAATATTGAATATCAACGTAGACAGGAAGGATATTGGGATTCTATAAATTATCAAGTAGAACGTTATCTGGAGTTGCTCAAAGAAGCCGCAGGAAATGATTATTTTGCAACAGCTACCCAATCATTAACAACACTTGAAAAAGCCAGAGAGAAGGCATACAGGGACATAGTTAAATCTATGCCTGTTGGTGATGTTGATGCTGTAACATTTGGGCTTGCTCAACTTTTTAAAAGTGGTAAGTTTGCTGGCAAAATGACTGAATATGCCTTCGGAGGTCCGCAAGCTAAAGAAATATTTGATTTCATACAAGCTAATGGAGGATATGATCTACAAAACAAACTCATATCAGAGGAAGCGATTTGGGCGATGAAAAGCAATGCCGACATCTGGTCTAAGTTACCGGAATGGATGCAACAAGCTATTGACAAATTTGTAGAGCTCAACGACCAGACTAAGGAGCTAGAAGAGACTTTAAATGAGGATTTATTTCAAACGACTTCACAAGGTCTCGAAGAAGCAATACTGGAAGGATTAAAAGGAGGAAAAAGAGGAATCGCAGATTTTGGAGAAGATTTTGAAGAGATAATGCGCAACGCCTTATTACAATCGTTCGTTATAGACCAACTAAGAGGTAAAGCACAAGAGTTTTATAAAAAATATACCCTTTTGGCTGATAGTGACGAAAACGGAAAACTTGATTTAACAGCAGAAGAGATAAGCGATCTTAGAAAAGATTGGAATGATATTATAAAAGCTGCTACAGAAGAAGCAAAGAATATTGATGCCATTGTTGGTGGTTCTTCCTCTTCATCCCAAGAAGCTTCAAAGAAAGGCTTTGCCACTGCGTCACAGGATTCAATCGACGAGCTTAACGGGCGTTTCACCGCCTTGCAAATAGCCGGAGAAGAAATTAAGAATCAAAGTATAACTCAATCCCAATCATTAAATATTCTAACGATGAAAGCGGATACACTTATTTCCATAAATACGGAAACGAGAAATATAGCCGATGACACACGTGATTTGATAGCAAGTTCATATCTCGAACTTGTTCAAATCTCCGAAAATACCGGAGCAATAATAAAACCCATCCAGCAAATGCAGAAGGATATGGCGGAAGTTAAAAACAATACCAAAGGATTATCAACAAAATAAATGGTTATGGCAGATTTATTAATAAATGGTAGAGATGCTTACAAGACTTGGGGTGTAAGAATGGGAGATAAATTCCTTGATGTGCTTGGTGCATCATTACCTATGAAAGAATTTATTGAAAATAAATCCCGATTAGAACATGGAAAACGTGTAATAATTAATAATCCCAAAATTGATGAACGGGAAATAACGCTCTCTTTTACCATAGAAGGCAATTCTAAATCTGATTATCAAGCAAAAAAAAGGGCTTTTTTTGAAGAATTATACAAAGGTGTGATTGATATTCAGATTCCAGCTAACAGCAGTGACATTTATCACTTGATTTATTTAGGTAAAAGTATCACCTATGCGCAGAGTTTAGACAGAACTTTTGGTAAATGCTCAATGAAGTTTTGTGAACCAAACCCGAGTTTAAGGACCTAATTTACGACATTGATTTCATTGTCGTATATGCGAGTGCCCAAAATTGGGTACTCTTTCTTTTATCTCCGAACTTTGGTGTGTTATGGAATCAGTAGACATCAAAGACATATCCGGCAACATTCGCTTTTCGACTCCTATTAAAGAGGGGGCGAAGAGACGCTTCCTTTTGATGCAGGAAGATTATATCACTTTGCTATTTAGCCTTTCCAATCCGGTTTATTTCAAACTAGGCGACTACGTAGACAATGAGTTGGGAATATTCGAGCTTGTAGACCTGTATAAGCCTACCTACAATACAACGACAGGTGAATACGACTACGAACTCCGCCTTGATGCTTATTACTGGAAATGGAAGAACAAGAAGTTTTTCTATACACCGGAAACCACCGGACGCGAAGCCGCATGGAATCTTACCGCTACCCTTGACACGCATTTGAAAGTCTTTCTTGATAACCTGAAAGCACTCGGATACAAGTTCAGAGAGGAAGAGTTTACATACGAGATTGACAGCACAGTGGAAAACACTTCCAAGCTCGTTTCCTACGATAACGTGAATCTGATCGACGCTCTCACACAGATGGCGGAGACATGGGAGTGTGAATGGTGGATAACAGAGCACGTTATTCATTTCGGACGTTGTGAATATAGTTCCCCTGTTGATTTCAAAGCCGGTGACTTGACAGACACAGAAAATGTGAATGTCAACAGCATGACACGCAGCGACAGCCAGACCACGTATGCGACCCGTATCTACGCTTTCGGTTCTACCCGTAACATTCCTTCCAGCTACCGGAAAGATTTGATATTCGACGTAAAAGAGGTTAATGGACGTAATATATCCGACACGTCAAGGCCGCTCAAAATAAACTACTTTCCGTCACGAGTTACATATAAGGAAAACTATACCGCTAGTAGCAACGAAGGCAGCGGTCCTTTTACTCCCTCTTATACAGAATGGACGCTTGATAAGACTTTAGCTTCATCAGCCAAGGGTGGTTCTTATAAAGTTGTTTCGGGAGGAATTTCAATCAATATATCAACAGCCGTTCCGCAAATAGGGAACCGTGCTTTTCTACCGGCAGGAGATTATATATTGAAGGCGTCATATATCTATAATGTTTCCGGGGAATCAAAAGAGGTGATTATTGGTAATCAGACCGTTTCATTAGCCCAAAATCAACAATATGAGATTGTGTCTAAAATACAGGTTCCCGACACGTTGGTTATCGACAAAAACAGTTCTGATTTAAAAGTAAGGGTATACGTTCACGTACCAGCTCCAGCTTCTTCCGAGCTGTTATCGACTTTTCAGGCGTATGTAACATACGATATTAACGTGTATGGCGGTTCTTCTGCAACGACTTCCGTAACATTCCTTTCCGGTGCAAATGCCGGACAGACTTTTGCTGCTGTTTACAATCCCGACCTTTTAACCGGTGACGCAGCAAACATTATCCAGTTACCGGAAGGTGTAACCGCCTCTTTAGGTAATCGGTACACCATTAACAACATCATAAGCGGTAAAGTCCCCGATAACTACTTCAGTAAGGATGACAAGGAAATGACCCTTAACGGAGTTGTTCAGAAACGTCTTATGCTCCCGGAGGGTATTTCTTATGTAGATGCTTATAAATACAGCCCGACCGGTGAACGTATCAATATCGGAGATGAACGCTATAATGATCCGGATAACGTGGAAATGCCAGAAGAGGAAGCAATCGAAGAGATCGTTATATTTGAGGATGAATATCCCCAATACAAGGGCACAATATCCAGTGTCAGCCACGATGAAAAGGTAGACGATAACGATAAGGAATATCGGATCTATAATTTCAAAGATACGGGACTGAAGAACTTTACAGAAGATTTTAGGCTGGATGGTGAGGAACTTCACATGATATTCCAAACTGGCAAGCTTGCCGGGATGGACTTTGCTATCAATATTGTAGAAAGCGATAACACCGGAACAACCTTCGAAATTGTCCGCAATGAGGATTACGGTCGCTTTCTTCCGGATGATGTTCTTTATCCGCAAACCGCACACATGGAGGACGGTGAAGAAGTCCCCGCAGACACATATATCCTTT